GCACAAAATTCAATACTTCGAGCACAATGGCTAATCAGATCGGAATTCCGGACATGGCCCACCGAGTTTTTGAAGCAGCGGCAACGCTCGAGGAGATCGGCTGCTATGTAGCAGCTGGGTTACCGAATATTTCGGGTAGAGTCAACGGGTTACGCCGAATGGACAATCTCGGACTCGACTATGGCGTTTTGCATTGGAATAGACTTACAAACGAAAAAGCATCTCTCCAAATAATGTCTGATAGCAACTACGCTGCCGACATCGAATTTAACGCGGGGAATGGTAATGCTATCTACGGCGCCTCGGATACAGTTAGGCCGAATGCTCTCATGGGTTATTGGCTAATCCGCTTTTAACCGAATATCAAAAGTGTTGTGTCGGGTTTGAGAACTTTCAACGGTGATTCAGTTTCTGGCCCTGCTCTGTACTGGGCGCGTCTTGCAGGACAAAATATGGCTACAGTGAACGGCACGAGCAGTAGCCCAACAGACTTGCACCTTGACGCCTCGAAGTCCTCATCTTTGTATCAGGACACTATTAGCGAGGTAAGAGTAAACGCTTTATTTGGAATGTCACTGATACGCGCGTATCAGTGAAAGACCGTAAAGGCCAGCGGGTTGAACTGTCTCAGAGGCACCATACAAGGCATTTGATTTTTGACTGTTCAGACTCAACGTGATTGCGGAAAACTGATTTGATTGAGTTCCTAATCCAACGCCTGAGCCGTACACGACAGACGGACTGAATACGCCTGAAATATTTTCGCTAAGTTGCGTTCCGCCATAAATATCCGAAACGACGCCGATGGTATTCGGAAAGACCGAATATAAAGGGTAGTGGCTACTGGACGCGAGGAACGGGAGCAGAGGCAACAACTCAAGTTTCTTCGGGCGGAGCAATTTCGATCACCACTGTCGGTGTTACTCAGTCTGCTCCTTATTTACAGCATCCCTTAGCGGGGGACATGAACTTCGATTTGAACGCCAACAGATACAGCACGCTCTATAAAGATTCGATTCAAACCGTTCAACCTGCTGGACTGTACGGTTTGTACTTAGTGCGAGCGTATCAGGCATAAGGATCGAACAGAGGCAGGTTGGTTTGTTCCGGACGCGCCATAAACGGCAGAGTTTCTAGAGGCATCAAACGCCCAAGCAAGCGATCCGCTTGTATTACTTTCGTACATTGCGCGGTCATATTTTCTAGGGCCTATTCTTGAAATAAACATTGCCCCAGTCAGATCATGGAAACCGTACTGAGATATGTCGAATTGATCGTCAAACCCTCGACCACTGCTCAAGATATTCGGTAACCCAGCCTCAACGTAGCTTCCCACCTCGCTAAGCGTTGTGGTTCCTTCGATAAAGCGGTGATGCAGATTCGGCAAATTAAAATGTGCTTCGTCAGCGGCGCCGAACTTAGTCCCTATCAGAGCAAACAGCTTGTCGTACTGCGTTCTGAGCACAGACGCTCCGTTCGCTAATAACCAGCCGTAAGGAACGTCGCCACCCAAATACGGAATAATCGAGCCGATCGGACAAGCGCCGCCGCGCTGAATAAATACCTGTAGAGAGCGTAAAAACTGACTTACAAGCGTAGTTTCGTCGGTAGGATTTACATCTTCATTAAGCTGATTTTTGATAAATTCGCCGACTGCGTGAGCGATATTGGCGCCACCTACGACCGCTGTATTAACGTGAGAAGAAAGTGCAATACCTGAAACAAACCCGCTTGATCGTGCTGGCGTCGTTTGCCAAGCTGTAGGAGTTAATACGTTAGGATTAGCGCCGGCGCAAAAACTGAGAATGTTGTTAGTAGCCATTTGATTTGTCCAAAAAGAAAACCCCGCTGTTTGCGAGGCTGATGAGATAAATGAATGTTTAGTTTTCAAACGGGAAGAAGTGACCGGAATCAAACCCCTGGATCGAGGCCGTTTCATAGTCAAAACCGAAGTAAGGCACGTTGTCGACAATCTGCATGCCGACGCCTGCCGCCACTATGTCGATTAGTCGGCGGCTTATGAGCTCCCAAACAATGGGCGGCGTCTCTGCTTTCGTGAGATTGATCACGACGTGCATATTCTGCTGACCCTGGAAGTCAAAGAGCTTTGCCGGGACACCGAAATATCCGAGAGCGGTATTTAAAAACTCGGGGACCGATTCGTTTTTGCCGTCGAATTTATTTGCGAGGATTTTCGTTTTAATCGCTGCGCGATACGTTTCGTCGTCCAGCGTAACCATGCCGTCGGACGGGTCAAACTGGCCCTTCCAGACGCCTTTATCGAAACCGACACCATCGACATCGTCCAGGGCAAAATAGACGCCGACCAACTTCATAGGCAGGCGCCTGGAGATCCCGACCCGCACGCCGACCGCGTCCAGTTGGACGCCTACAGCAGTGTCAACGTCGAAATGCTTATAAAAAACCGCCAAACGTTTTCTTGCTTCGTTCAGCGGTTCGGTCAGTTCATAAATAAATTGCTGGTATCGCGGCTGGTCAAAATGCGCCCCGGCGATTAGCTCGGTATAACGATTTGCATCGCTCATGTCTGCACCTCCACCGTCACGTTTTCCGGAGCGCATGAAACCGCCTCATTCCACGCAATTGCGAGACTGGCAGCAGTTTGTACCGTGGCCGAGCGGCCGAGTGTGATGGCCTCAACGCTAAAGCGCTCGTCCACTACCCCGGCATCTGTTTTTACAGCGCTGGCAAGTACCCGGGCAATGTTTACCGATTCTCCGATGTCCAAAGAATTGATATAGGCGACAATGCGGGCCTTAATTTCGTCCTCGGCACTGGAGAGATAATCGACGGCCGGCGAGATCGTGAGTTTGCAATAAGCCGGCACGACCGTCGGACGCGAGAACTTAATCGTATTAGGGAAGCCATAAGTGTCCAGATAGTTGTACGACGTGGAGCCATAGGTTCCGACACCTTCACCCTTCTTTAGAAAAATCGTTTTCGCAATATCAGCCACTTCCCCGCCGTCGACGATCATCGCGATCGAATGTCCGGGGACGCCCTCAGTTGTCGGGGTATCGCCGTCATTCTTAATGCCACTAACACGTCGCACGCCGGCCGTTGTCAGCAAACTGCCGATAATGCCCTCCCACAGAGACACACTGGGGAGCGCGGTCGATTTCGACTGCTGCACTCGAAGCTCGAGGTCGGTTTGCACCGGCGCCCCGGGCTCGGCCGCGAGAATATTTTCCACAGTTTGCCAGCCGAGCGTCGGGGTTCCGATACGGTTGACAGTCCCGGCAGGTGCCTGAATGTTTCCTTCTTCTGCAGCAATTGCCGTTACAGTGATTTCGCCAGCAGGCGGCACCACAACGTCGGCGGGAAGATTCCACTTGTTCTCCGCCTCATCCAGGGCCACGCCGTTGACGATACGCGTCCCGGCCTGGCCAACGATCCGAAGATCAACCTGGGAGTGTGATGCGGCCTGCCGCGTGATGCCGTTGACCTTGACCGCAGAATCCAGGGCCACGCCCTTGGCTGTGGTCGGGTTGTATGCGTTATAAACCGCGATCGCCTGAGCGTTCACGTCCGAGATAGCAGCCGCCACAATGCCGACCATCTGGCCGTCCTGGGTGTCAGCGTCCAGATTGATGTCATCACCAAAAATGGCCCGCATGCGGCCCTTTAGATACTCGTAAATTTCTTCATAGGACGGAGCTGAGATACCTGTCTCAGTAACCGAAAAAACCGGATCATCAATCATGTAATTTCTCCGTTAATGCTCGCCGGGCCGTAATTCGTGGTGAGCTTGACTTGTATGGTCAGGCGCCGTGTGTTCGGGTCAAGCACCGCCTCAAATTCGTCAATCTGCTGAACGCCCGGGGTTTCCAAAATGCGGCTTTTGATTACGAGATCAGCCGCGCTTTTCTTGCCTAGAATCTGCTGCAGATAGGGCGTTCCCTCATCGGTGTCGATAAACCACTGCCCTTGCCAAAGCGCGAGGCGTGTCCGGACATTTTGCGCGACGGCTTCGGGCGTGTTGACTAAATAATCGTTTGCATTGTGGCCGAAGCAAATATCGCCGTCGGCCGTTGTTCGCCTTACTCTCATTTATTTAGGCCCTCCCGTGTTACTGGAGCCTGTAGAAACACCGGAATGGACGTGCGACTTGAGACTGATACCTGCGGCAGTAACGTCTGCGTCGGTTTCCACGCCGCCCGACATCTGCGCGGCCGATCCTGCGGTATTGGTCAGCGGGCCTTCGAGCTGGATCGCCGGGGCTTTAATGCTGGCACTGGCTGAGGCCTCTACCGTAAAATTTTTACACTTCACGGAAAAGTCCCCGGGTGTCTCGCATTTCACGTTATGACTGCCGGGATTGAGCTCAATGAAGGCCGCACCGTCGTCACTACGCAACTGCACAGCACTGGTGCTCACGCCGCTGATCTTTTGAGCCTGGGACCACGGGCCGGGAATAACGAAACCATCCGATAGATCGTGCATTCTTGCTTCCGGAGGCGGCTGAATGCCCCCTAACTGCCACCAGTAATCAATTCCCCGGGAAGCGAAAACGACAAGGCACTCGTCCCCGGCCTTAATCGGAAACGTGAGGGAGCAGCCGCCACCGTGGGGAAACACGACAGGGCAGTCTAAGAGAAGCGGCATATTTACAAGCTGGATAGAGCCATCCTCCTGCGTGATGCGGCCCTTAATCGCCGGCTGAACTTCGCAGGTCAGCGCGCCCGCATCGAACTTCTGGATGATTCCCGGGAGTGCGGTCCATACTTGGGTCAAGCGGCTATTTGTAGCCTTCTCGGAGAATCGATTCGGGTCAAAAATTGTTGCGGTTGAATCCATAGCGCCCTCAGTTCGATGTGTATGTAAAAACAGATGGAGCAATCGGTCTGCTGGCTGAATTAACGCCCACGACGATCAAATTTGTGTACCAATCCTCCCCGCGCGTGTCGCCCACGTGCTCGCGGGAAATCACCTGATACACGCCATCCGCCGATAAGAATGCGTCCGTTACCGCCTGATTTTTCGTAACCGCGTCCTCGGACACCGTTGTGTCGTAGTTGTTTCGCTGTACCGAGGCGTTATCGATTTGAATCTTGGCGCCGATCTCCAGGTTCGGATTAAGTAGCGCCTGGACGTCCAGGCCGTCCTCGTCAAGCGTGGGGCGGCCGATCAAACCGGTATCAGCGTTAAGGACGATCACCTTCTCATTCGGATCGTATGTCGGCGTTTTAGGAATGGCGACAAGGCCGTCAACGCCGTAGCCCCAATCAAAATTATTTGTATCGGCGATACCGTTCATGGCGTCGGTAGCCATCCGAAACATGACTTTTCCGCGCGGGAGCCTGGAATCCATGAATTGAATTTTTGGGAGCTGCTTACTGTCAACGCCCTTTTCTTTCATGGACGCGACGACCTTGTCAAAGATCTCGCGCTGAGAGGCACCCTTGGCAACCGAGACATTAACCACGGCATATTGCCTCGCCCTGTCGCCGGTAGCGGCTACCAGGCGCATGAAGGTTTCAGTTTCGCTCTCGCGGCCGACGGATTTCCACCATAGATCGCCTTGGAAAATAATGCCGTGATGGTTCTGATAGCCCGCCTCAATAATGACGCGCATGCCTTGATTTTCGATGACGTTTGTACCGATGCCGAGGCGGTTTACTGTTTCCTGGGAGACGTTGTAAACCGTTATCTCAGCAGTGCAGGGCTTGCCGATGACCGCCTGAGAGATTCGGAATTTGCATCGAAATTCGCTCAGGTCGATCGCCTGCTGATTGTCCTTATCGACTGCCACAACGAGGCGAAAATATCTCAGCCACTGGCGATTATTGTCTGTTTCGCTCATTCGTCACTCCAAAAAAGGCTCAGCGTTTGGCCCATATCTGAGTACGTCGGCTCATAGTTTTTGACTTGCTTCGGCAACTCGCACCAGAGCGCGCCGCCCATACGCTTGTAGCCAAACTGTGCTAATAGGTCGACACCTGTCACCAGCGGGAGGCCGTGAAGCGCGTCAGAGCCGTCCGTTCGGACCATATCTAAAAACCAGCCTCCACAATCTGCATCCCTATAAATCAGCGTCATGCGGTAGTTATATTCGCCGAGCCGGATGGAAAAGCTCTGGGCGCCGGTACTCAAAGGAATTTGATAAATACTCATGGCCGATTCCCCGCTGTAGTTAATACTGGTTGCGAGGTGCCACGCTGATTAACAGAGGCCGTCTGCCGAGGATTCTTTTGCTGAGCTTCCTGCAGCGTGACTTCTTTTGTCCGGGCGAATCGGATTTCCTCAAAAGTGATGTCCACTACTAGGGAGCTCTCGGTGTCGACGGTCGACGTTGTTTTCAGCTTTGTGATGATGACCGCCGGATACTGCTTCTTGCCCGTGGAAAGAGAGAACGGCTCCCGCTTGGCCTGTAGCTCAAGCAACTTCTCATAGACGTCTTTCGTCGTGGTCAGGCCCTTAAAAATCGAAAAATCCAGGATCGAATTTAGAAGCCTTGAGGAATCGGACCAGCCGAACTGGCAATTAATCACCGTCGGCATCTGATACGCATGATCCGAAACATTCGCGCCAGTATCGACCGGATGGCGCGTAACCACGACCTCGTTTTCGTGCTCCTCGCTGATCACCACATCCGGAATAATTCCGGCAAATTCTCGTTTTCGGCCTAGAAGCAGAGCTTCAAGGCTGTACGGTAAAGAGGGCATATTTCCTCCTTAGCTAAGATTGCGCTGGCCGTATCGGTTCTGTGCCAGCAGGGTCTCATGCGCCACGGCCTGGCCGACAGCGCGCGGATTATCTGCCCCGTTGATCGTGATGTTTTGGTTCACGACGACATTACCCCGAGACGGGATTTTGTCCCTCTCATTGACGACCTTAGATCTCCACTGCGACTGCGCTGCGGCGAGCACCTCTTTATCAAAAGAGGCGCCTTCGAAATACTGAGAGGCGCCCCGGAAATTCTCATGCTCTGTGATCGACTGCATGAGCGCCTTAAGCACACGGGGATCACTCAGGTCGAGGCGTGTCAGCGCGCCGACATCCGAGCCCAGGCGTTTGCTCATATTGGCGGTCACTGACTGGATATAAGCGCCTGTATTGTTCTCGCTGGACGGCGCGTATTTAGAGATAATCGACGCAACGTTATCCAGCCCGGCATTCGCGTAGGCCTTGAGCTGCTTGCCCAGCGCGCCCCATCCTTCTTCCGGCGTGCGGTAAATAGTAAAAGCACCGTCATTTGCCTGATTTCGCGATACCGGACGCATATTGCCCGGATTGTTGTTTCGTAGCCCTCGCGTCATTTTCCCCGACGCCGGAGGTGCTTCTGTCTGCGCGGGTTTCGCCGACGCCTTCGAGCCTGCAGCTCGATACCTAGCCAGCTCCTCCTCGAATCCCTTTTTATCGAAATCGTCCACGATGCTCACGCCCTCCTCGGCCTCATCGTCCAATACAGATTTTTGTTTGGTGTACTTTTTGCGCAGGAACGCCTGCGCCTGCTCATCATCCATGAGGTGACGTTTATAACGCTCGGCATCCTGAAATTCGTCCGCTTTAAAAAAGAAGTTTTTGAGGTAATCGCCGACGCCGTGGGATTGATCCCAGATATTTTTTTCTGTCTGGATCCATGCGGGCAATTCTTGCGAGAGTGTTTTATTAAACTTTTCGGCAACCTTATCCAAACCGAGGCTATCGGTCAGCGTACCAAAAGCGGCCTGGCTCCCCATGGAGATAATCTCCCAGGTGCGTGAAAATTCGTTTGAGAGGCGATGCACGGAATCCGCCGACTTGTCGACCATGTCAGCCAGCTCGCCCTGCTGTTTATTTGTTTTTTGGAGCTCGGCGGCAAAATCCTTTTTCATAACGTCGGCATAAATACCGTCCAGCCCCATCATGGCTGCTTCATTTCGCCCGGCCGCATCCCCGAGTGTTTCCCAGCGTTTTTTGAGGTCCAAAAGAATATCGCTATATTCCCTTAGCTGGCCGTTTTTGTCCCGAATGTCAATGCCCGTCAGGTTCTTGATGTACTGATCCATCCCCGGCGTAAACGTCAGTTTATTGGCAAACGCCTGGATGCTTGAGGCAGCCTGATCATAATTTCCTCCGACCTTGGCCACGGCGGACGCGACATTATTCAAGCCCCGGACAGATCCGCCCACCTGGTTCGTAAGGTTATAAAAGCGGTTGACTTCCTGGGTGCTTTTAGCGAATGCCGCTGTGAACGCAGTGCCTAAGGCAGCGCCTCGCATAGCGATTTCCTTCATGCGCTTTCCGGCATAGTCGATTGAGGCTTGAAACTTGGCTTGCTCGTCTTTATCGATTACAAAGCCTAAGCGGACGAGGAAACCAGCGAGAACGCTACTCATGGCTGCGCTCCTTCTCTAAAACAAATTCGTTGTATTTTTGGTTGTCGATATAAACGTTCATTAGCAAAATGTCCTCGAGCGTCAGATCGTTACCCTTCAGGTCCAGATAGCTGATCATCCCGTGGTAAACGGGACGCATCAGGAAATCAAGGCCGTCGGGGAGACTTCTGAACGGGCTCGGTTCCTGCTGACTGTTTTCGACGCTATGAGCGAACGTTAAAGATTCAAAGCGTCGATAAAAGGGCGAAGCTCACGCTGTACGACAGCGCTCACTAATATGCATGTGGTTGTGAAATCGATGTCATCGAACGCCAGCGTGCCGCCCGAATACACTCGGGTCCAGGTTTTTCCATCCTCCGAGCAACGCTCAACTACGCCCAGCGCAGTGCGCACGCAATAGTCGAAATCAGCGTCCGGCATGGCCGCAATGCGATCCAGGAGCGGCTGACAGACCGCGAGCAACGTACCGAACTCGGTCAGTTTGTCGCTCAATGTCGCCTTGGATTCCGGCATGGATTTTCCGTATGCTGTCCACATGCCATAGAGGACATTATTGAATGCCGTGGGCATCAGCGGCCCGAGCCGCTTTTGGAGCTTCATAGCTTCAAAAAGGTCGAGCCGCCCGACGAGATACTCATGCCCCTGCAATGTAAATTTTTGAGGTACGAGTTTGTCCATTAGTAAGTCCCGCTAAGAGTATCAATTTTGCCGCAGTCAAAGCCCCATTCAAGAACGGGCTGGCCGTCCTCGGCGAAGGTCTGACTTGGCAGGCCTTGGAATGCGACGCTTCTGGCCACGATCGTGTCCGTATTGCCTTTGTTTAGGACGGTGATGACATTGTTGCCCCAGGCGCTCGAACTCAAACTTTGGGCGTTAAACATAGCCTTGAGCTTTGCGTTCACGGGGGATGTATAAAGAAGCCGAATCGTAAGTTTTCCACTTTTGTCTGCCCTCAAAGAATGCATAACCTCGCCATCTGCGCCCGGCGTCATATTGTTCCGGGGCTGATTGAACTCGACGGAAATGCCTTCTTTGGAGGCCGCGGAACCGTAACCGAGATCGATCACGCCGGTCGGCCCTGCGAATGTCGCAGTGACATCCATAAAGGAATAAGTTGCCATCCTGTTTCTCCTTATCGATTGATCGTGAGCGTGGCGTCAATAAAGTGAACTGCGCCGCGCAATTTGATAGCCACTTTGATCGGAGGCGCCTTACGGGCCTCGCGATCGCTCTGCGCCTGTTCTTCCAGCGGCTGAATGTAGACGTAATATCCTGAGGTGAGCGTGTCGCCCTTCTGGAGAGAACCAAAAGAATCGCCGTTCCAGACGCCCGGGGCGATGAGACCATTTCGGACGCCCGCGTCAAGCGACTTGTTGATCGTCGCCAAAATTGCGGTCATGCCCGCTTCGTCCTGGCCGATCTTGGTCGTAGTCGTATAGAGCAGATTCCAAAGATCGGTTTCCACTCGGTTCTGCTGCCAGTCAAGGCCATGAGTTTCGTCAATGAACCAGCCTCCGGACGTGACACCTTCTTTATAAATCGAAGTGTCGTTCTGGAATGCCGCGAATACGTTGACGTTTTTGTTTCTTAAGGCCAGCGACTGGGACGTTCTCAAGTTCTCGGCAACAACACCCGGGAGCTGTTTAAATTTCAGAGTGATCGTGGTATTCGATCCCTCGAAATTGATCGTGCTCATGCGTCCGAGAACAGAAACACCGGCTGTGTCGCTGGTGCTGGAGAACGTACAGATCGTGCGGTTATAGCCCAGCGCCTTGAGCTTAGAGCCCAGCGAGGTGCTATTTGTAGAATCCATTTCGCCCGTATTTTGCGACGTCCAGGACACAATGCGGGAGGGTCGTGCGGCATTGATGAGCGCAGAGACTTCCAGGGCGTCCGCGTCCGTCCAGTCGGTTCCGCACACATATAGGCCGTACCAGTTGGTGTAATCCAGGCAGGCCGTTACCGCGTCGACCAGGTCCTCTGCCGCCGCACCGTTGACCTTAGTCGTACCTGCGTCCAGGCCCATGGCCTTAGACAACTCGGTAGAAGAAACATTCGCGACAGAAGAATTCACGCCCGTGGTGGCGGATTTGATAATGAATCTCGTACCGTCGAATACGCAGGTGCCCTTTGAGGCCAGCGCGGTTGTAATCTGAGTTGCTACGCCGTTCAAATTGCTCTGGGAGCTCAGATCGACGCTGGAAACCGAGACAGAAGAACCGTCGATTTCGACCGTGAAAGATCCGGATGTGATTTTCTCGAAGTCAGCGATCTGCTGCTGAGAGATTGCTAGCATACGGCCGCGCAAAAGCCCGGCAGTTGCTGTTTTAGCCCAGCGGCCGACAACCAGCTGAGAGGGCTGGGGAGACTGGCCGAAGAAAGTGACCGCGGCCTGATACTCAGGCGCATCAGTTCCAAAATCGGCGGCGATTCCCTCCACGCCTGAATAGGTGCGCAGGCGCTCGTCCGTGTCAATGACATCGCTGGTGCCGAGCACTAACATGGCCCCGAAGTTGCGAAGTGCGGCCGCGACCGGAGACATTTCGATCGTGACGTTTACAACCTCGGAGACCGGTAATGTAGGAGCAACGCTCATAATTTACCTCGTTCTGTATAAAAGTCGACATCGGCACCGACAATGGTGCGAACGCCGTAAGTTCTGGAAACCTTCCGGGCAACGTGGAAGGTCATGTCATATCGGTCGACCCACGTCTCGCAAACAAGATCGGGAAGGCGCATGGCCTGCGAATCAATCGCTTTTAACGTGAGCCCTGACTGTCGCAGCAGTGAGCGGTTCTGACCGATCTGCGCCGCGTCTCTGAATCTCTGCGCGAGGAATAGAGCTCGGGGACCGTAAAAGCTCAGCACAAACTCATAATCCTCATGCACCACGGAAGTCTGATCCCCGGAAAGCGGAAGCGATGGATCGCCCTTGCGTCCGTCAAGGTAGACAGGCGTGGTGTCCAGGCTTTTGAGGGCCAGCGCGCACCAGTCGGCTTTTAGCGCCGGCTGAGTACCAGGCTTAGGACGCCAGGAGGCACGGACTAGATCGAGCCGCAAGCCAATAAGTTCAGAGATCCACTGGCGCAGCGGGTCCATCAGCCCTGTCTCATTGTCCGAACTCGTCGGGCGTAATGCTTCGGCCGTCCGGCTATCAGTAACTGCCATCGCTCACCTCCGCAGGCCAACAAGTCAGCCGCAAAAAGCCCTTGCCAAACTGCGAGTAATCCGCGCAGTCTTTGACGACAAAGCGCCTGCCGCGCCACTCGACCTCATCGTTCCCGGAGCCGCCGAAGCCCGCGGGCATATCGGCAATCATGAAGCGCACTAAGATCGTGCCCTCGCGCCGGAGCGCCTCCGGCAATCTCGAGATGGTCTTTGTGTCGGCCGTGATGACGGCCATAACTTCCGTACTTTCACCTTCGGTCCACGTAGGATTACCGAACTCGTCCAGGCCCTCGACAAAATGAATCAGCTTGCAGGGCGAAGTAAACAAAGGAGATCGGATTACACGTTCAACGTCTAAAGTCGCCATCATTCCTCCACCACAACGCCGTCAATGGCGTCGCGTAACTGTCCCGTGTTAATCAATGGCCGGATGCCCACGCCTTCCATCTCGTTCTCGCGGGTGCCCTGGGTAAGGCGCGAGCGGTTACGGTTTGCGATTGTTCTGGGCTTGAGCGGCTCGAAGTCGGCCGTTTGCATGTAGCTTTTGACCGCTGAAGCCGAGCGGATCGCCAGGCGCTCGAGCGTCTGACCACACTTTTTCTCGTCGCCCTTGAGCGCGCAGTCCATGGCGCCCTTAAGACCGTCGACGATCATTTCCCGATTCGCCTCAAGGCCCGGAACTAAGAACGGTCGCGGCGGAATATTGTTCACCGGAGAGCCGTTCTCATGCACAAAGCCCAAAAGGTGGTTGCTCGGGCCGCCATCGTTTCGCGTATCGTCCTTAGAGCCTGCCGCGATGCCGACATAAACGGCAGTTTTCGCCAGACGCTTCAGTGCCTGGTTCAACTCGCCGTCATGCCGCACAATGGAAACAGAGATCGTCTTTTTCATATCTGCCTTGCTCCTGCTCCGAACAACTGAATCAGCTGCCACAGCTCGCGGCCGTAGGCGGTGAGATTCCATGAGCCGGCGCCCTCCTCGGACGAGGATGAGGTGTCGTAACTCACAGATGCACCGTCTACAGACATCGAAGTGACCTGGGCCAGTGCGGAGGTGTCTCCGCCGTTGCCGCCGTCAGCGGCAGACCCTTGGAGCTTCAGATAGTGGGCTGTATACAGCCCCATGACGTGCGCCCGGATCTCGGGATCTGGCCAGCTTTCCTCTGAGAAAAATTTAGCGGCTAAAGCTAATCGAGCTTTAACCGCTATGTCCGGATAACTGTCCGAATCGATTTCCGGGAAAAGTTTGCAAAATTCCTCAAGCGTCAGAGGCTGGTTTAACATTTTCAGCCTCCTTCACAGTTGTGGTCTTTTTCGCATTTTTCTTTGGCGCCGGTTTTTCCTCCACTACCGGCTCAGCCTTTTCCTCGGCAGGTTCCTCGACCTTTTCCGCAGCCGGCGGCGTGATGTCGATAAACGTGGCAAGGTGTGCTTGCAGGTACGGCTGAGCCGCGACTGCGTCCTCGACCTCATAGGATTGTAACGGCTTAAATTCGAACTGCTGAGATCCCATATTCAGCACCAGCGGACAACGAACTGAAATTCGTTTCATAAAGCCTCCTTAACCTGCTGCCAGGTCGGCGTAGTAAACCATTTCCGGACGCACGAACTCGACACCACCGAGAGCTGAAAAGTACGGAACTGCCTGCTCGAAGTTACGATACTGGACCGGGAGAGAAGCGATCGGAACCAGCGGGAAGCGGACCACGTCCTCTGCTTTTGTGTACGCCACAATTCGCGGCGTAGAGAACAATGTCGTATCAGCCAGCCAACGCACAGGGCGAATGGTCAGCGTACCGCCATTGGCTACAGAGAGGTTGTTAGCCTCAACGTAGCGCAGCAGGTTCATTTCGGTATTAGTCAGCTGTGTGCTCACCAGTTTGCCGAAAATAGCCGGAGGAACCAAAAGGTTCTTCGGAATGCGGTTGTACTGCGTTGCCTTCCAGGCTTTTTCCAGGATGTTATTGAAGTAGCCGATAACGGTCTTTACATCCGTGGAATCGGTCCAGGTGCCGACATTTTCATGCGCTACCTGGTCAGAGTTGAGCAGGCCCTTAACACCTACCTCGTCGTCACCGACGTAGACCTGAGTATCAATGTCGAGCTGATGCTTCATGCGCATAGCAGAGTGTTTCTGCGCATCGATCGGGCGACCTACCTGCATGGCCTTCTGCAGCTCGAAAATCGTGTAAGCGACTTCCATGCCCCAGAGTGTCAGCGGCGTGGCTACCTTCTTCAGAGAAACAGAAACGCGAGCGGGCGTGGAATCCGGGCCCTTAATGAAGGACTTTTTACCCGTGCCTGTGCCGCCGAATCCGCCCATGTATTCGGACTGAATGAAAGAAGAAACCTCATCGGCGATCGTCACATCGTTGCGCAGGTCGATATCGCGGCCATACGTAAAATCTGCGATCGGTTCATAGATTCTGGAATCGAGACGCTCGAGCTCACCGACCAGGAACGCGCCGGTAGCGGAGATTGTTTCAGCGTCAGCAAAACGTCTTACCATTTTTTGCTCCTATTAGATGTTGAATGCGATTTCGGCCAGGCCCGCGTCATCCTTTGCGCCCATAAACACGCAGTTAGGAATAGCCGTGGCGTCTCCCGCCTTAGTGGCTGTAACGCCTTTGTTTGCGGCGTCCAAGTAGACAGCTCCTCCCGGCGCCGGAGTACCTGCCGCACGCACGGCAACGTAGCCGCGACGCAAGATGCAGACAAAGGCGTCTTTCGGCCAGGCCTTTCCATCAGGGCCCACCTGGCGATAATCGCGAACTGCGATGCCGTAGACCTTGGTAGCATCAGTGGCCGGAGTGGCCTTACCGGTTGCGGTCAGAGAAACCAGAACACCGTCATCGGCGACCGGAGTTGTTGTGTCGTTCTGTTTGACTTCTGTTGTGTAGTCAAACATGCCGCGAGTGATATCGCCGGCAGAACCGCGAGGCATAGATGTGCCAATGAACTGAGACATTATTTAGCTCCCCAAAAATCATTAAGTTTTTTCTGGACGTATGCGATCGAGTTGACTGAATCCTCAGCGCTGTCGCCGTAGCGTGTACCGCTGGCCCTCGGATTCTTTCCGGACTTGGACATAGCGACTGCCGCCTTGAAGGCGATATCCAGCGCCTTGCCGTCGAGCTCGGAGGAATCACCGAACTGCTTGACGCCGGCGCCTTTCAGCGCCGTGCGCATAACGCGCTCGATCTGATTACGTGTGAATTTGCCGCCCTTGGCGTCGCCCACAGGCTTTTTCATTCCCGGGCAAAGGGCCTCAGCGTCGCCGATGATGGCCTGAGCGTCCGGATCATCGATCAACTCATCGTCATCATCCGGCACAGGCGGCGTATCTGCGTCGCCCACGGGCTTCTGAGCCAGGCCCTTAGCAAGTGCTGCCACGGTGACCTCGAGTTTGGCCAGGCGCTCCTCAAGTGTCGGTGTCGGAGCAGGAGCGGGCGCCGCGTCAGGTGCGTCGTCGTCCTGAACCTGGAGCTTGTCCACTTCCTCGTTAAATGCGTCCTCGTTTCCGTCGCGGAACAATTTCCGCAGGCGGGTCTTTAAGCTAGTTGTCATGCTTCCGTCTCCAATTTTGCAGCCCGAGCATCGGGCTGATACCACTAGAGCAACGTGGTTGCCCACGATGCCAATTTGCTCAATCCCCTGGGGCGTTTCCTGCGTATCCGCGTCATACCCGCATGAGACTTCCTTCAAATCCCCGCTCTCGACTGCCTCGATCGCCTTTCGATCCGTCAAAAGCAAATCGGCGAGAAGAAAGTCCGATTTGTCACCTTCTCCCCGCCGAACGTTCTGGGTCGTACCTACTGCAATCTCCCGCCAGTTGTCCGGATCTGCGAATCTCGCGTGACCGATAACAACGGGCTTGGCCTCAAACGAGGCAATCGTTTCGGGATTAAAAATTTGTTCTTCCGGCCGCCACACCTGAACCGCGCGGCCGATGTTTGGCAAGCCGACCTCAGCCGCTGAATATTCAAACGATCCGACGCGGCTAATCGGAACGTCTCGACATAACAAATAGCCCTCCGGAGTTTTTTCCTTCAGAGGGCTGATTTTTTCCGTGGTCAAGAAGCGACCGTCTCGAAATTTCCTTCTCATTTGTCCTTCTCGTAGAAAAGCGGTTCGGGCCAGCAGCGGCAGTTAAAAACACATCCGGGATGGCTGCGAATAGGCGTGCCGCCTGCGCCTACATCGCAGATCGGCGGATCGCTCCAGGCATGCACTGTCTTATCCAGCTCGCGATGCCTCGGGCGCACTGCGTTATCGCCGACCGTATGCCACACGTAATGCGTCGAACCGACGACCTGGGCCCTGGCCTGCGTGAAGTTGGATCGCGCTCTGGCGGTCTCCGTCCGGGCAATGCAAATCGCTCGGGATTCCGTAACGCCGCCTAGCTCGTTTTTGATGCGCTGGGCGATATCGGCATAGCGCTGGCCGTCCGATAGCCCGCTAGCGACCCATTCCTGAGCCTTCTTGGCGGCCTCCATGGGCAAAGAGCGGATCAGTGCGACCTGCTCCTCGCGCAGGCGATTGAAAATCGGCCCGGCGGCTGCGTCCTTCAATTTGCGGCGAGTTTCCCGGCTGATCTTTTGGCCAATCCTGAGCCACGTGTCATAGTCGGCCGAGGCCGCGCGGCGCAGCATGATGTCTGCCACGGAGCGAGCCCACTCGTCGAGCCGCACCGAATAATCAAACAGACTGAGCTGGAGCTGGCTCGGGTCGCTTCCCTCCCATTCCAGCGCTATCTGTGCGATCTGTTTGGCCACTGCCTTGAGGCGCTTGCGATACCAGCGGTCCAAAGCCGCCGTTTTGGCCTGCTCCCGGAACTTGTTCTGCTGCTGCATTTAATCCTCCTGGCGGCATAAGCTCGTTTTCCTGTTTCTCTGCCTCGTCGATGTCCTCCTCGGTAATAGAGGAGAAAAGGCCAATGGTCGGGCTGAGCTTTTTGAGCTCCTTCATTGCGTTCGGCAGTGAGATTGATTCGCTCTGTAACGCCTGCACAATCGCGCCGACCATGGCCGTAGCAAAGGCACCTTTCTGCTCGTTGGTCATCTGCCACAACGGGCGGAAATCGAAATTGAAATCTTTGTCCGGAGCCTGTCCGGTCACGCTCATGTAAATGACGTTCAAAATTTTCTTTAGGCCCGGGCGCAGCATCTTTTCCTGCTGCTGTTTCGTATTGTCGTAGTAGAGCCGAATGTCGCTCTCACCTGTCGAATTGAAGCCAACCGGAGACTGACCGAAAAGACGAACAAGCGGGATGCCCGTGGCGCCGGAAATCTGCTGCGCAAATTGCAGGAGAACTTCCGGGAGGCCCGTGAAGGTATAGGTCATCGTCTGGAAATCGTCCTCAATGTCGCCGAGCGTCATGCCCTCAATGGACTGGAATAGCCGGGTATGCTCCATCTGCGTCATGAATCCCTTTTTGGCGACGTCGTTTGTCAGAATGGAGCGCAGGCCCTTGACCTTGTAATACCTCAGGTAGCACTTATTGACGAGCTGAGCCGCGCCTTCGGTCGCCATATCAAACATCTCGATACGGTTAAATAGCGGCTCCAGCACGCTCGCGCCCCAGCCGCGATAAGCCTGTCGCAGGTAGTACGGCAGCCGGCGCCCTTCAAATCGGATACAGCGCGAATAATGAATTTTCCCGCCGGGAATATCGATATCGCTCTGCTCGGCAAAGACTTGGTAATAAAGCGGCTTGCCAAAGTTAGGCCCCAGCTCCTGGACGACTTCCGTCGACGGGTTGACCTGCCAGCAGTCGAGAACGAGCAGACCCTTGAAGGCGCCTTGTTTGATCGGACCAAGCGGCGTGCCCATGTCGTCGCCGTCAATGAGAAGGACGGCAAGCGAGCCGCCGTAAAGGCGCGCCCATTTGAGCGCGTCGCACAGGCTATCCCAAACACGAAACTCATCGAGCGCAATATCGATTGAGGAAGCGACCTCAGGATCATCGCACTGGATCTCCACGCCCTCGCGTGTCATATCGTCCGCGACCACGTCAACCGCGAGCCCGCACATCCATGAGCCCTGATAAGCCCATTCCAACTCGTTGCGCTGGAAGGATTTGAACTCAGGGATGTAGCGATTGCCGTTGATCGTTGTGCTCGTCCCCAGGCCCATGCGCAGGAGCGGGTTCTGGAACCCGTCGGCAAACTGCTTGCTGCCGCCGCGCTTTGTCCGGGAAAGTTTCTTGTTTACCTTCATGCTTAACCTCTGCCCAGGCGAATGAACTCATCGAGCCCCGCCTGTGTGATATAGCCGTCGAGGCTGTATCGGATGGCATCGATGCCGTGGTTGTATTTGTCGACGATGATCGGGAGGACCTCGTTCGTTTTCGGGTCCACCTTGTAGCTGTAGAGCTTGAATTCTTCTGCCGTATGCCGGCAACGCGGATGGATGACGATTCTGTCGAAGCTCTTTAAGTAGGCGATACCGTCCTCAATCGAGCCCTGCCACTTCTCAGCAGCCGAGATATTGAATCCTTTGCGCTTAGCCAAATAGCTGATGGTCTCAGGTCGTGAGCAGTCGGCCTTGATCGGCCAGCTCCTGGAGAGCGGGACTGAATCGTACAGCGCCGGGAGCTCGTCTAGCTCCACGCCGTGGCCGAAGGCCTCATATTCGACATACAGCCGATTGTCGTACATGAACGATCGCACCAGCGTGCTCGGGTCGTTCGCAAAGCCGAAGTCAGCACCAAAAAATAGCCTGTCGGCCTTCTGCCAAAGATCGTCCGGAAAACTCTCGACCGTGAACCTGCCGCGAAAAATCTGCGCGTCGCTAATTGTCCGTGGAAAACCCTCCCAAACGTGCAAATAGTTCTCGTAGTCGTTTTTGCGATCCCATTCCATCTGCCGGCGCAACGCTTCCGGAAAATGCGGGTTCTCGTCAAAATTAACTTTCCGGACATAGGCGCCGGGTGGCGGCGCATCGGTCAGGAATAATTTGGTTGTCGGATCGTCGGCCAGGAGCGGATTAAACGAGACCCATATTTCGGAGCCCGCTTTTCGGATGGTCGGTATCAGTGTCTCCCAGGAGACCTGCGAGACTGACTGGCCCTCCTCAATCCAGCATATATCGACACCTTCAATCGACTTTACCGACTGCGCTTGTCTCTGCTGCAAGCCTTTGAAAAAGAACCGAGAGCCGTTTATGTGTCGGATCTCGGTCTCTAGGAACTCGAAGCGATGGCTCAGTCCTAGGCGCTCTGCCGTGTCTTTAAGCAGCTGATAGGACGAATCGGCAATCGAATTTTGAAACTCTCGGGAGCAAAGTACGCGCAGCCGGGAAAGATTCGACATGACGATCAGGGCCTCCGCGATTGCCCACGATTTTCCCGAACCGCGGCCGCCATAGAAAACTTTAAATCTGTGCGGGCTCCACAGCTCGGAAAAAGGATCGTTCATTTTTTACCTTTAGCCACTTCTCTAATTTTCTCGTAGACGCTTGCCAGGCCCTCGCCTCCGGCGCCGTTCGTATCCAGCTGGATCTTTGCGCCCTTTCGTCTTGCGACAACTTTCAGCCGGACTTCTGCCCGGAGCCTGCGATGCGCCACTGCGTCACCTTTCTTGACTGTGCTCGACGCTCCGTGTTTCTCGCTGAATGAATCAATCGTCTCAGATGCTTCTTCCATCGTGTCGGAGATATCGACGGCCTCATCCTCCAGGACCTGATCGCCGAAATCTCGCGCGCGCGCGAAGTCTCTCGCAAAGTCCTCGTTCGCGACGGTCCATCTATAAACGGACGCGGGGGATATTCCCATGTCTCGGCATATAGATGTAAGGGTGTGGCCGCATGCTAGGCGCTGGAGAATCTCCTTAGCGCGGCTCGGCGTGTACTTAGTTTGATTGCCCCGTTTTCGCTTCGGAGCTTCGCAATCATCCATGCCAGCCTCCTAGGACCCGACGGTAAACCTATACGCATAGACAACTGAAATCCATGCGCAGCAGAAGAGGATTACGACTAAAAGCCACCTGGCAATTTCTGCCGCGAGGCATAATTTTGTTTCCCTCAGTGACATTTTTAAGACCAACCTACAAAGGTGTTTTGTTAAAATTACTTTCATGGTCGATACTTCCTTAAGTCGATCGACTATTGAAAAACCCCGCCTAGCTCCTAACTAGACGGGGTTTGTTTTTGGTAATAAAAAACCGCCACGCGGGCGGTTATGGTTTGTTATTGACAATTAGTTGACGATGATGCCTTGCTTTCTCTTCGCTTCGCAATAGTCATCGTATTCTTTCAATTCTCTGTGCGCACGAGCAGGAGCTTCCTTCTTCAGTTTAAGCCCTTGGTCGCCTGGTCCACTCCAATCGAACCAATCTTCGGGAAAGGAGGCAGGAACCCTTTTGTAGCACTCTTCTGTTTCAGGTGTAAGTTTTTCGGCCATATTCCCTCTCAAATAATATTGAGGTCTGAAAAATCATTTTTCAAGATCCGTTCCAATATTTTACCAACCTCTGCCGCCAATGGTCTAGGCGAGGGGCTGGTTAACAACTCAGAGACGGCCTCAGCGAAAAACTCCGCACTATCCTGGTTTGCATAGCCGGACAATGCGCCCTTAATAATTGCCGGATCGTTTTGCAAAGACAGATTAGATAAAGCCTTGTCTCTTATGCGTCCGGAAATAAAGTACCTTTTCTTTCTCTTTTCCGTCGTGTCGACCCCGGACGCTTTCATTAAATTTTCTATGCGCCCTTCGAGTGCATGACCCAACTCATGGGAAACTACTGCGTAGGCCGCTCCTTTCGACATAGCACCCTTGGGATGGTATTGAGTGGACATATCATTGCTAAACGCGGTAGCAAAATCGGCCTCTTTTCCCCTTCTAAACAGGCCGGAACTAAGGTCAATAGAGCCAGAGGACATTACGCACTCTCCGTAAGTACGGCTCCCCAGGGGAGCAAGTCTAGCCTTCCCTAGATTGCCTGCGAGGAAAGGAAACTTAGAACAAATATCAGAGTATGCCTGCCCAACGCCTCGCGCAGTTTCCATACTCATAAGGTTAAAGTTTTCAGTAGGCGTATTCATTAGCCCGCTGGCCTCCAGGGCGGTGACGACATCGACCGTCGAAGTGGCCGAGGCTAAATCCGCATTCAGCTTCGCGATTTGAGGCTTAACGTTTTTCGCGAGTTCTTTTGAAAATTGCGCCTGAAAAGCGTTCATAGCCCGCTTTTGCTCACGCTTTAATCTTTCTGCCTCAAATTTCTTTTTCTGCTGCAGTTGACGTTTTTGCCGATTCGCGGGCCTTCTGGACGGCAGAGCAGCCAGGGCTTCAACCTTGTCTCCGAGCTTCGAGGAGGCTTTATCCAGGGCTTTATAAAAATCCGAATTTCTAAAGTCTGCCCGGTCCGTATACCAGACAGAGGCCTCGGCAACCTGCCTCAGAGCAGAAAGGCGAAGTCTCTCGGCGTAAAGATTTTTAAGATCCTCCATCTCATCCGGCTCCAGGCCGTCCTCGCCCTTCGTAAGGTCTCCGTAGTCCCTTTCAAAAATATCATCGACACGTTTTCGAGCGGCCTGAAAACTCATCGCGCGCTCATATACCTTCTCCGCTTCGTCCGGGCCATACGGATAGCCCATGGATCTCAAGCGGTCATATTCTTTATCGAGCTCTTTGAGAATTTGGTCCTTGTTATCCAGGTCGATCGTGTAGGGGTAATTAAGATCTTTGATCGCCTTACTTACGCTGTCCGGAGTAAATTCCTTCTGCGTCGACATAACCAGCTTGGCCGTTTTCGTATATTTGTCGGAGCCAGTGTACTGAGGCTTCTGGGGAGCCTTGGGTGCTTTAGACCATTCAATCACGGCCTGCGCTCCCGGCTGCTCCTGTCTGCCGCCTCTGGGTGCCGCAGAGATATGGCGTCCGTTAAACTTTCCGCCCATGCCTGCAAGAACCTCTCCGGTTCGATCGTCCAGTTTGACCGGCGTACCTTTGTTTTCGGGGCCGTTCGGTTTCACTGTGATCCACTTAACTCCGTCCTTAAAACGAACCGGAACGCGGCCGAGGATTTTGATATTCATAAAGCAAACCCATAAAAAGAAACCGCCCGATCACGAATGACCGAGCGGCTCAAACCCCATGTACATACTCAAAGAGAAAGATCGGTTGTTGGACGGGACGATCAGCCCGCTATTTCCTTAGAATCATTCTTGCTAAGTAACAATCCAAAGGAGAATTCTCATGAAATTAGATCGCGAATACCAAAGAGAAATGCTTCGGCGCCTCGCTGACGATTACCCAGAGATGTCCCCGGAAACTCAAGAATGGTTTATCCGGGATCTAAAAAGCGAAAAATACATAACCAACGCTCAATACCTAATCGAGCACGGACTTCTTTCCTCCGGCGTAAAAGTTACGACGGATATAAACGGAGCTCCCGCGATGATTAGCGTCTCGTTGCCTAAAATTACTGCTAAGGGCGTCGACTTTATCCGAGACGATGGCGGATTAAGCGCCATCCTTTCTGTGCAAACTGTAAAGCTACACGAGGACACGCTTAAAGAGTTGTTATCAATCGCCCTTCAGCAGGCGAAGTTACCCGAACCGGAAAAAGAATCCATTAAAGAAGCAGTCAAACAGCTTCCGGCTGAAGGGTTAAAACACCTGCTAACGAAACTAATTGATCTTGGACTTTCTCACGCTCATGAGTTATCCGCACTAACTCGAATATTTCAAAATATGAATTTCTAAAAAAACGACGCGCTCCGGTAGATCCGAATTGGGCAAATACGCCGGGGAGTATTTCAAACGCAAAAGCGGCCTGGTGTATGTCCGCCAAAATCTGCCATCGCGTCTGCTGCCCCTTTAGATCAAAAAGCTGGGCCGCTGGAGTTAATTGTGGTAAGGAATAAACTGGAATAGACGCGGCCATGTAGCCTCCTAAATCCATAAAAAGCAAAAGAGCTCGCGATCCATCAGGTCCGAGCTCCAGCGTACTACGTTTCTTCCGGGCACGCGAAAGACCGCTATAGAGCGATCAGGCACAACGCGAAGTCGTAGATTAAATTGTTATTCCGACTTTACCACCTTAAACCGCAAATTAATATGGGTACTAACCCTCTCTTTCACCGTTCTGGGCACGCTCGATAGCGTCATAGAACGCCTGGAGGAAAGACCGGCGCCATTCCGGCTCCTGTCTGTAGGAGACCTTAGACTGACGCAGCAGTCGCTCGTACTCTCTGCGCGTGCCAAAAACGAATACCCGTATGTGGCGCTTTACCTTTGTACCGTCAACCCTTTCGGGCAAACTCATCCAGGCGCGCTGCAGAAGCTCAGCGTCTGAATAGTCCGGCGCCGGTAAAAGAGGATCTCGCCCTTTGAGCTCGGTCACTTCCCTCCAGAACTTTTCTTCTTCGGTTTCCGGAGCGCGCTCAAAATAACATTTGGCATAGCGGCAGAAGGTGTCTGTAGGCGAGCGCCATCTGACAGGTTTGTCGCCATACACTCGTCGCCAGTTGGCCAGGCGTTCGTAGAAGTGAGTATCGATCAAAGAATTCTCCTGTTGATTTTTGCTTGATAATTAATTCCTATATCCGGGGAGAGGCAATGGAAATCTTTTTTGGTCTCATTAGCGCCGTCGCGGCCGTTATTGCCGCGTATTTTGGCACCGTACAATTCCTAGACGGGCGCCCTTATATCGCTGATACGAGGTGCCTCATGCTTAGGGACGGCATCGTTCTCTATGTCCAAATCGCTGTCGGCAGCGTCCAGTTCAGGATAAAAAGTGTTTCTGTGGACGGAATGCTGCTGGGGCAGCCGACCAACGGGGTGCATAAATTCGGCCTTCATTTGGTTCATTTTCCGCCCGAGGAATCCTTTGTCAAAGAACTTCCTATCGACGTAGTGCTCGACCCGATAATGTCTCCGCTTCCTCGAGAGTTGTTCTTTATCTGTAAGCCAACTAGATCCTGGACCCCCGCGGACAGTCTCCGAATAAACATCCGGATGTCCCGCTGGGTCAGGCTGACAAAGACAATCGCGATAGCAAGGAATAGCTGAGTGATTGAGATGATCATTAGGCTTGTTTCTATGGACATCTTTTTCTCCTGGATCAGGCGGCCATGGGTCGCCCGGATAAAAATCAAACTTCGGTCACGACCCCGATTGAGTTCTGAAAATTAATATCTAGCGGCCCTACGCCCAAGTTCGTCGCAAAAAACAGTCTCGCGTACACCGTTGCAATAGCCTCCGGGATTCCGAAAATGCGTACTCGTCTTTCGCCTTTCCGGTTATAAGTGACTACTGCGTAAGCCTCGCAACATTCGCTCTCCCAGTCTCCTGTCCATTCTTTCGGCGCCGATTCAGAGTAGCCGACCTGGATCGTCCAGTGATTTGCGGGATCGCACCCGAACAAGTTGTCCTCTGCGCATGTGCCGTAGACGAAAGCGTCTAGAGCGTGGAATGTCTCCATAAAATTGAGGACATCCTTTACAGGAGGGCAGTTGTACATGCCTCCGTGATACAGATTGCTGTCCCAAACTCGCCCCGCCTTGAGTGCATAGTCGACTGCGACAGATAAGACCTTTAACTTTTCTAAAACCTTTGATTCCTTCTCTAATAACATAGTAGAAACCCTTAATTTAGGGGCAAAAAGGCATTTTTTAAGCTCTTTTCCTAAACTTCCCTATACGCGTATATAAGAGAAGTTTTAGAAATAGATAGTATTTTTGCCTTTTTGCCCCTTTATCCCCTAATCCTTAATCGACAGCCTCAAAACCGACTGCTTTTACTTTGATGCCTTTAAAACACATCGTTCCTTGAAATTTGATCGTTTCAAAACCTCTTTCCTCCATTGCGTTAAAAAACCATTTCTTCCGTTCCTGATACTGCGGGACGCTAGAGTCCCGTGCATACTGCTTCCAGGCGTTGTAAGCCTCAGATCGCGGCCACCGCGCATCGGGCTCGATAACGCAGTGCTCTGAGAAAAAGTCCGACATCGGATCCTGGGCCGATCTGTATGCTTTCTGCTCTTTACGTATGGCCTCCGGCACCCGCAGGCCACGCTGCTGAAAGCGGAGGGCGCCGGCAATGCACTTGTTCAGGAAACCGGAGAGCTCGGCCTCAGATTTTTGGTCAAATAAGGGATCAGCGCGCTCGGCATTGAAGTTGCCTAAGTGGCGTACCGGCAGCAGTCGATCCCACATGCCCTCGCTCTGGTCCTCGACGATCGGCTTATGGTTGGACACGAGCACCGGCAGACAGCACGGCGTGAAAGTGATTGAGCTCTTGGCCCACGTCTGACGTCCGGTCATCGGGTCGCCGCCGGTCAACTGTTTAACCAGAGAACTATTGAGGCGGCTGCCGTCGGAGGTCTCCACGAGTGTCACCAGCCGCTTGTCTTTAAGTCGCGTGATGTCTTCTCTGGCGCCGCCGGCCGAGCCGCCTTTTCCCTCGATAAAAGTCTTTTGGTCGGCTCCGACGTG